GTGTGAGCTTCATTCTATCGAGCTAGTAAAGCTTGATACCGTTTTAGAGTCGTAATCCGTAAAGGATTAGACTTCAGTGGCAAGACAACGTTATCGTTGATTGCCGAAGGTACTCCAGCATACCCATCAAGGATCGGAGACCCTTGATATCGTTTCCAGAGCTCCCATGGAACGAGAGTCTGAAGGACCTCAACTACTTTCTCGTCGAAAGTGGAGAGAAGTATCAATAGATTTTCCAAATCAATTGGTACATTCTCAACAATTCGTTTTCCGTAGATATTCTTACGGACGACGGAAGATAGCCCCATCAGGGACGCAACGACTGCGTTTGATGGTTTAAGTCTTTCTTGAGTAGCTTCGTACATCTTGGAGTAGTTACTTCCAGGATATGAGAAGTTTAAACCAAAAGGAGGAAGTAGATGACAAACTTCATCATAAACTTTCTTCTGAGGATTACTCAATAAAATACTTGAACGAGGACCTAAAAGTCGACAGATGTCTAAGAAATTGTCGTTAGACAACTTCTTATACTTCATCATCGGAATAACCGATGATGATGTAATCAATTTTCCAGCAAACTCACCGAGTTTGTTAGAAGAGATTGATTTCTCTGAAGACCAAGGGCATGACATGGAATTTAAACAATCAATGTATTTGATATAGAGATCGTTGTTTAAGATGACAACATCGTCACCTAGAACAAAGAAATCATTATTAAAAGATTGATTATTTAAATACCACAACAAACATCCATGCGTCATAGTAAAAGAGAAGAAGCTAGGTCCAAGACCTAACGGCTGCCCTCTTTTCCAACGAAGCATCTTTTTATCCGATGTTAGCCAATAAGATCGGCTGATATCATAAAAAAGATCGATATCTGGTTGATGACCAAATAACGAATGGAGACAGGACATCTGCAGACTCATTGGAAAGAAGTCTGTAGCTGAACTGAGATCGACAGAATGAACCGTCGATTTTTGTTGTAGAGCATACTGTACAAACGGTACTGCTTTTGACTGATCGTGCGTGCAATCCCAAGGAAGCGATTGGACGACCGTTTTCAGGGACTCTTTAAGTGGCTCTAAAGCCATTTGAAAAACGAGATGAGGAGATGCAATACTACGCATCTTTCCACCTTCCTGCATTAAGTAGTGAACTTCACCACCTAATAAAGGATAATTCTGTACGCGATTTGCTTGATCAATAGATACATCATTGACCAGGCTATCTTTCGTATAAGAATTAACGTCAATCCCCTTAAATACCGGATCGAAGAGACTCCAATACTTTCGGAAAAGTTTCCTAAAACTAGGTACCTGTAGGAGCGTAACATAGTCTACAACTCCTTCATTAGTTCGCGATCGAGGGAACAAACCTTCGATAGCGGGCCTAAATCGGGAATCGGAACCACGATTCGTAATGATATTATTCATACCATTACGTTCGATAGTCTTCATGCCGAACACCCTCCTTAGAGACAATGCAAAGTCTCTATGAAATTCGTAAGATAAGTTATCAGGCTTATCGGACGACACAGCACTCTGAAACTTACGTTTCTGAGCAGCAGTGGGTTCCTCAAAAGAAAAATAAGTGTAGCACATAAGTCCTTGAAGAGCTTTTCCAAAGTTCTTCTCAGATTTACGGCCCCACCTAATAAGGGATCCGAAGACCCCTTTCAGATCACCCTTACGATTTCTTGCGAAACCATCAGGGATGTTCCCTCCTTTGATTAGTAATTGTTTTAGAGCTTTTAGACGCTCTATTGCAAATACTACACCAGAGCATTCAGCCCACTTCAAAACAGATGAACAGATTTCGTTCACGAGGTTTGAAGGGATACCAGTCACTGACAGACGAAGGCTCATTCCACTCTCAAATTGGTCACTAAAGACCATATAGTTACCCTCCTTTCAGAGGTTATCCTAAGATTTGAGAGAAGGTTCGACCTTCTCCTCAGGAATAGCAGCGTCCCGCCGGAATTTGGTCATACCCTGCCAAATACCAATGAAGAAACAAAGTATGGCAACACAAAACAAAGTAAACAATCCAAAACCGGAAGATTTACTCGGTGAGATGACATCCCTTGAAACGGATTCATCATAGCTGCGCTCAATCTTTCGATTAAGATTTGCTATTTCAGTGTCTTTTAACTGAATGACTTTATCTTTATCGATTAGGGAAGTCTTTAAGGACTTATAATCGGGAAGATCAGTAAATTCAGCAAGAAGCATCTGCAGATTACTCTTGTGTTTACCATTAGGCAAACTTGGGAGTTCCTTCTCAAGCTGTCGGATCGCGCGTAATTCCTCAAGAAGCGAAATTGCTTCCTCTGGTAAGTGCCGCATAGGATCCTTGTACTCTTCTCTGGGATAGGACATGGTATTACCTCCTTT